GGTCTTAACCATCGCATCAATTTGCTTAGTAAAAAAAGATTCCTTGCTCATTCCGCCCCACTCAGCTCGTTGTAGGTGCGGACTATAGGCTCCGCCTCCCTCAGGAACTGGGCTCTCAATTCCTTGTCTGCATTGATGAACTTTGAGCCTCGGTTCGCAAGCCATTGACCCGCCTTAATAATTGGGTCCATGAATGGCTTTGGATCGCCTGGTGTGCTGGTGCTGATCGACTCGGGTAATAGACCAGCCCATAAGAACTGCTGACGGATGTTGCTTGGGTCGGAGTCCTTAAGCTTGAGCCTATGCGATGCCACACGTACGTAACCGTTAGCAGTGTGCTCGGTGATGCCTGCACCTTTGCATACGTCTTCAATGTCTTGGCCTTCTGCCTTGGCCTTAGTTATTAGATCGCCGGCGTCGGCCGCCAGCCCGAGCGTCTGACCTACCAGCTCGAGCGCCTTGTCGCGTGTAGTGTTTAGTTTAGGTATTAGTTGTTTGAGCGTTTGCATTTGTTTCGTCCTTTCAAGACTGCGGCCATGTTAAACTTAGGTGCTTCACGCCGCCGCTTTGCGTGTACCTCGTAAGCCCGCCGACGATAAGACTCTCTGGCCTTATCGCTCTTCTGTGATCTGCTCCTTACGCCGAGCCGATCGTATAGTTCGTTTACTTGCTTAGATATCGCCGCCCGTGTGAATGGCTTATTGGTGGCCGGGTTAATGTGCTCCTTGGCCACCGCCGTCATCGATCTGGTTTCACGATTCAGCACAATCGCCAGCACCGCCTGATCCCTAGTATCGGTCATATTCTGAACAGCCGGATGCTCTGGCGCTTTAGTGATGAGGTAGTGAAAGACGCCGACCATTAGCGCCACGGTTGAGCTGGTTGCCGTGGCCTGAAGATGGACGCACGCCTCCAAGACTAAGTCCTGTAAACTGTCCATCTGTGTGGAAACATGGGGCGATCCGCATGGCATCCGTTCCAGTGCTTGTTGGTCTATCATACGCGACTACCCCCAAGATCGTTTTCCCCAAACAACCACCACCACCAAGATACCCTTAAGAGGGGGTATCTTGATGGTAGTAGTATTGAATTAATTTGATAGGCTACCAAATTAATTTGGTAGTTAAAAGGGTTGGTCATTTTTAGCCTTATTTAGTTGGTACATTCCGTTGACCTCGCACAGGTAATCTTGTTCCTTTCCGTTAGCTATATAACGGGTTGCGGTGGTGCCAGATTTGCCTGTCGTTTTCTCTACCCAACGAACCAAGTCAGCCCACGAGCAAGGCATAACGTTGCACCTGCTCCAATCAACCTCCTCAGCTTTCGGCCCCGGCTTCTTCTTTTCGGGTGCATCTGCCTCAATCCAAGCCATCCCCTTGTCAGCATGCTTTAGATACACAAACGGCTGCACGCTGGTTGCGATGAGATCGCGAGCCGTATTGCCAGCATGCAACCCAGAGCGCTTACCCCGCTTGCTTACCTCTAGCTTGTAAACGTAGGTGCCGTCCTCGTTTTGGCCGCAAGGCCCCAGCGTAAGCACGCTACGCGCCCAGTTGGTAAGCTCTGATGATCCAAAGCCACTATAAGCCTTGTCGTGTCCTTGGTAGCTTGTGCCGTCACGCATGGGCTTAGGCGTGTGGTGCATCAGCATCCAGGCAAAGCCAGCCGACAACGCGAGCGGGTTAAGCATGTTGCGAAGGAACCCGCTGGCCGTCTCTTGGCTGGATAAGTCACCACCGATAAACGCCAGTAATGGATCTACCCAAACAAGATGCGGTTTGTGCTTCTCAACCAATCTCCGCATGCGATCCACAAAGCGTTCACCAGTAGAGGTGCAGTCACGCACGATCACGATGTTTGACTTTACTTGCTCAAGCTCTTCGGGTGATAAATTAAGCGCCGTTAAAATGCCTTGCAGCGCCTCGGCCACATCGCCCTCGTCGTTCTCTGCCTGAACGATTAAGGATTTTAGGCCCTTATTATGCGAGGTAATTCCAAAAAGATTTCGAGCCGCACCCCAAGTCATCGCCGCTTGAAGACAAAGGACGCTCTTGCCAAGGCCACTGCTACCCACCCACAAAGACGATCCACCACGGCAAAGCCACCTCTTCCCTAACAAGACTGTCGGGTCAGCATTTTCGTCAAACTTAACAAGGTCATCCCACTTGTATGGCTCTGGAATGTCTCCATAAATGGTCATCTCCACCCATTCCATATAAGTCAGCGACGGCGTTTCACATTCTACCAACTCCTGCCGCAGACCAGTAGCCGTCCGCATCGCTCCTGGTAATCTTGAGTATCTGCCAGCGTCCTTGTTTGCTGGGTCAGGCTTGGAGTGCTCTAAATGCTTGTAAATAAAATCGACACGTTCTTCAAACTCTTTGGCACTAGATGCATCAACCTTTACCCAAGCATGCAGACTTCGTGCTCCGCTTTTAATGATTGCAGAAGTAGGTAAACCACTGCGCTTAATAATCGCCCACTGCTCTTGCAGTGTGCTTTCGTCGAACTCAATTAAGCAGTGCCGCCATTTAACCACGTCTTCACTTTTTTTGCCTTGTCCGTTGTTAGCGTTGATCGACACATAGACACCTACTGCCTTGCCCTGCCAGTCTTTCAATCCATCTGCCTTAAACAATTCCAGCCATTGCTCACGGGTTTTAATCTCTCCGTAACCTTGCGGCCGCTCACGATCGCCGTCTTTAATGGATCGGCAGATATTGATCTGATCGCCCAAGTCGAAACAAGTAGTCAAGAATTTATCTATCGGTCCAGCCTCAACGCTAATCGGCATCGCCGGCACCGGCATGTCATTTTTAACAATCGTCAGCCCATTGTGGCCATTCAAACCGTATCTAGCCTTTGGTTCCCACTTCTGCCTAGCTGGTTTGGTGTAGGTGGAGCGAATGCAGCCTTCTGCTTCCTTATGGCCGAGCCCATTGCGCAGTGCCCAATCCTCCGCCTCGTCGTAAGCGCGATCCTGCGTCATGCCAGAGTCCCGCCATTGGCAGCACAGATCAAACAGCGTCTTATTTCGCTCGCCCTTGGGCGCTCCATTCAAGATCAAAGCCTGTGTCTTTGGGGGTAAATTCATTTCTTCTTAGCCTCCATATCGCGCTTTCTGTAAAACTTCGCCCGATCGCCCAGCTCCTTTAGGATTAAACGCACGACGCTGAACTGCTGCTTGGCTAGGCGCATGTTGTTTTCGGCAAGGTATTCCAGCCCTCGATCCAGCACCTTTAATGCCCAGTCGTTACGTTTTACGGACATGCGATTACCACTGCCCCATTCCCCAGCGCACCCGATCCGCCTTCGCCCTTGCGCACTCCTTGGCGTATTGTGCCGGTGTGTAGGTGGCGACGATCCGTGCGTCGAATAGCTCAATCAGTTGGGCGAGGGTCATTTTATTTCTACGCACTCCCTTGCTGAATTATATTCACTTCCTTCGTCGCCATTTGCGTCGATAAACTGACCACAATTTGTCCAGCTTATTGAGGTGGCCTCTCGATAAACACTACCTCCACCAAACCAGTGCCTATCATTGATTGTTCTTGAGGACTTAAAAACTAGAGGGGCATCTGGTTTCTCTAATAGCAGTTTAGCCACTTGATGAGACTTCATAGCACCGCCTTCGGTAGCGGGGCCGCCAGCCGGTACTGGAACGCCCGTGCGTCCCATTGCAACTCGTAGCCCATAAAGTCCCTCAGCAGATCGATGTCCCTGCTGATCGTTTTGTACGAGCACTCAAACTCAGCCGCCAACTTTTGGGCACTAGGCAGTGACAGATTTTCTCTAAGGCGCCTAGCCAGCCCCCACATACGGCGGATCGTTGGCCTAGTATCGCCTTTGCGTAACTTAAAGCTCACAGCCCCACCCTCATTTTATCGATCAGCTCGTTTTCTCTAACTTCAGCCGCCACCATTCCAGACATCGCCTGGTCACGGTCACGCTTTGCAATCGTCAGCTCAAACTCAAGCGCTCTGATCTTGTTGATCAACTGCTCCAACACCGATTCGTCTTTCCAGATTTCAATACTCATACTGCCACCTCCCTTGGATCGTATTTCTTTAACCAGCACCACACCGCTACCAGATGGCAAAACACCTCGTAGCCCTTTACCGCTTCGGCACACGTCCAGGCGTGCTCAGTAATCTCGCCCGTCTGGTTGTCGATCAGCACCGACAAGCACACCACGTCACTCGCCTCCTCATCGGCGAAAGTTCCGTGGCGATAAGCGCCGAGCTGTAGGATGTCCCCTTCGCGTGTTGGAATAATGCCGACCGTCTTCTTACCTATCGGCTTGCTCCGGCCGCGTGTCTTAAAGTCCACAATCACGGTGCCGTAGTCGCGGTGCTCCGCCGTCATATCACACCGGCCGGCGTAGCCGTCCTGCTCGTTCACCACGACAAACTCCTGATTGTAAACTTTCGTGATCTTCTCATCGCGCCACTTCTCCAATGCAAACCAGAAGGGCAACATCTCCGAGGACAACTGCGGCCGCGGCTGTTTTGCCATCACCTGCTCCGCTAAGGCGTGCACTGCGGTCCCCTTCTCGGCGGCCGCTGAAGTCTCAATGCCCATGTCGTGAACGACTCGTTTAACGAAGTCTGCGTCCAGCTCGTTCTCGCGCCTAGGCAAAGTCAGTGAGCTCTCGATTCCCTTTGCCACCTTCCAATTCTCAAGACCAGGGCGGGCCAGCGTAGCGCCGAGGATTGTCGTCACGCTGGGGAAAGCGCCCACCTTTCGCGCCTCCCGCAGAGTGCCGTGGCAGTTCTCTCCTGTTTTTAGGTAGTAGTGGGCGGATTCCGTTTTAGCTGTGGGGACTAGCATTGCCATGATTAGTCCTTCCAGCTCCGTAAAATCGGCCATGCCATCACGAACAAGCCAACCACCGCCACCGTACCAACCAACCGAATCAATAGATCATAATTCATAGGATTTCTTTCTGCCGGAGGAGGGTGGTCACAAAGCGTGACCACCCAGCCCGGCAATTAGGTTTTTCTGTTTCTTAGAACGGGACTGTGTTGCCGTCCCCGTCATCTGTTCCGATGACCGTCGGATTTGTACCTGTTGCGGATCTGTCCTTCTTGCGAAGGAAGTCCTTATCGACCGTCAGCTTCTTCGCACCGGCAGGCAGTAGCGCCTGCACGTTGGCGAAGGTTGAGCCGTCGCGCTCGGCATGCACGACCAGCACAGTGCATGGCTTGCCGATTAGCGTTTCCAGATCAAGATTCGCCGGCGGTGCCTTCTTGCCGTACGATTTTAGATCCTTGTACAGCGCTGCCTTCTCATGCAGCGAGAGGCCGTAGCGACGCGAGACAGTAAACGGCCGCCCGTCTTCCATCTTTACCGCCAACTGCCACACCACCTGCACGAGATGCTTCTTGCCGTACGTGCCGTCTACCATTCCTAAGTCCACTACGTCGCAGAAAACTGCGTCGTGCGACCCTTCGGGGGCCGGAGTGTATGTTCCACCGCGTGATGCCATGATTGCCATATTCTGTTTCTCCTATTTTGGTTTCTTTGTTGTTGTTTCTTGGTTTGCGATTACTCGTCATCGCAAAAATCGTTCGACTCATGTGCGAATCCGTTTGCTGTGAAAGTGTCCTCAGCCCGCACCCAGGCGTCGTCGTGTTGGCGGGCTAGCTTTTGCGCTTCCGTTAAGTCGCCCAGTTGCACGGCGATCTTTAAATTCTTTAGCGCCTTGTTCTCGGCCCGTAGCGTGGCCGTCTCCATAAATAGAAAAGCACGGGTAGGCATCACGACTCGTCCTCCGGCTCATCTCGTTCCTGATCCCGTCGGCTCATTACGTCGTCGATCATGTAGGTGCGCTTTCGATCCTCTTCTTCTTCAATAAGCCAGTCGGGTTTTTTGGGATTCATTTGTTGGCCAATCTGAATGACTCGACCGTCTGCTTGACGGCTGCTGGCGTGACGCAAGCCGACGTGAAATGCCACACGCGCCAGCCGAGATCGCAGGCCGCTCGGCCTTTCTCGGCGTCCTTCATCATTCCGGCGCCTCTGCTATGGCGGCCGCGGATAAACACGCCGCCGTCAATTTCTACGGCGCAACGTCCCTGCTTCATCGCCCAATCAAAACGCCACTTGCGAGTCGGGTGGAACTTGTGCTCAGCGATCAGCTCTGGGCCTTTGTAAAGCTTCCAAAGAAATGCGAACCTTGCAGACAAGACGCTCACTTAGACTCCCCTTGATCCAGCATGTGCTTTTGCCAGAGCACCGACATTTTTGCGTCCAGCTCAGCCAGCCGCTTGATTACATCCTTGTAGTCCTTTTGTAGTTGGATCATCGCCATAGCCGACGACCACTCCCCAGCTCCCACAGATCTGGCTAGATACTCGCTCACAGATCCCACTCCTTGCGGCACTTGTCTATGCACCAGCAGGTAAAGGCCACGGCGAACACCAGCCCACTCACCGCAACGCCAATCAGCACCACCCATCCAACCAACACCGCCGCCATACCGAACAGATCCTTTGCGAGCTGGTAGTCCATCAGATAGTCCTTAAGGGACGCATCCACTGCGCCTCTGGTCCGGCCTCGGCGGCTCGGGGGTGTGTTAAATCTTGTGCATAAAACCAAGCTGCGGTTCCGCGCTGGGGAAGTTGTTCACCGCCGTGTAAATTGGTCGAAGTCGAAGCGTTTGCTACGGAGTTGCTACTGGATTCCCATAACTCATTGCCCCGTAGTTCTTGCGCCCGAGAGGATTTGAACCTCCAATCTTGGCTACTTTCGTCAGTATGAGTATGCGTATTCATTGCGTATGTTTTTCTTGCTAGGCAATCGTAGCAGATGCTACGTTTAGTACATGGCCTCTATTTATAAAAGAGCTGGCCAGAAGACCTACTCGATCCGATATAAAGCGGACGGGATATGGAAGGGAAAAACTACCCGCTGGCAAACCGACTCTCAACTGCACCGAGCCAAAGCGCTGGCCGAGGCGGCCGAGCTGAGCGTCCACGAACACGAAAAACTTTTCGAGCACCATGGCTGGGTTAGATATCACATAGAAAATTGGCCTGCAAGTCATTTGACGATTAGCCACTACCTTAACTCTTGGAACTGGCTGGAGCTTTTCCTTTCGGAGCACGGCCTGCAGCTCAGCCAGTTCGGACCAGCGGCCGCTGAAGCCTACATCGTTTGGCGTTGTGGAGATCGACGCCCCGCCGATGCCCACCGCCACCGATCCGGCCACCAAGTCCACCGAAACCAAGCCTGCCGCGACGTTAAAATGATGAAATGGATTCAGAGGCAGGGCAGGCTGTTGGGCCGCCTGCAGACTCACGCCCTCGACGACTACCGAATCAAGTACTCCCCCAAGATCCGATCCTTCCCGCCTTTTACGCCCGAGCAGATTACCCAGGTGCGAGCCGCCCTTAGGTCGCCCGTTCTGCCCAGATGGATGGGAATAAGTTTTGAGATAGGGTTGGCTACTGGATGCAGGCTGCGTGAAACTGCCCTTCCGCTGGATGGGGTGGACTTGGCCGCCAAGACGATGACCTTCCCCTGCCCCAAAGGCGGCACCGAAATGTCCTTTACCATCCCTATCCCCGCCGCCCTCGTCGATCTGCTTACAAAAATAAAAGCCGACGGCGAGACGATGACCTGCACCATCCCGCCCAAAGCCAGCTACTTCTGGCGCCAGCTTTTTAATCGGTTGGGATTGCGTGTCCACTGTTTTCATTCTTTACGGGTCACGCGAGTGACTGAACTCCGAAAGGCTGGGGTGCCTCAATCTGTTTCCATGCGACTCGTAAACCATTCTTCGCATCTGGTCCACCAACTTTACCAGCGGCATGAAGTGGAAGATCTGCGCCAGTTTGTTGACCGCGGGGCTGTCGCGACCATTCTTCAAACGCCCTTGGGAACACCCGACCGCAGATTGAGGGGAACCCAGCCTCATTCCACACCCGGCGTCCGTAGGAATATGGGATGCCGTACCCCAAACAAAATTCACCAATGCTAACTGGAAGATTATTTGCCAGGCGAAGTTGGGCGGCGGCAGTCGCGCTGGCTCGAGAATCAGTAAGGTCGGGGGATCTCACGCCCTCTACGCATAGGATGCGCATAATTACTGTCAAGGGTTTATTTATCAATTAAAATTAAATGAGAAAAGTAACCACAAATCTTACGCTAGATCCTAGAATTAAAAAACAAGCGATTCTCCGAGCTAAAAAGGTAGGTCAAAGCCTTAGTGCTTTCATTACGATTTGCATCGTAAAAGAGTTACAAAAAAAAGTACGGGGGGGGGGGGGGGGGGCTGTAAC